CACACAAGGCAAACTACTGGCTTCAGTCAAAAAATGGCAAACTGGTGATGAGCCGCGATGCACTCACGCTAAAACAGTACAGGCCAGACATCTTTGCCAACTTGTGCGAACAAGTTGCCGACATTGATGACTTTTGAGTCATAACAAACATCAAATTGTCTTCAATATCACACTTGCTTTTTGACCGTCGGCGTTACACTCATACACAATTACTCAATCCACTCTGGTGATACATTCATGCCCGCAGACTGCACAAAATTTCACAACATGAATGACACTCCAGACCACATCCTCAAAGCCATAGACGCACTGCCTGAGCCTATGCGTGCAGCAATCCTTGCCAGCATAGTTGCCATGGTGCGCGTCATGTACGATGGGAAAGAGCCACGATGGGTTCGTCGCTTTCTGGAATCCGTGCTGTGTGGCTTGATCGCTCTTGGCATCTCCCACTTGATCCAAGCTATCGGAATGCCTGATGGTTGGTCAACATTCCTCGGCGCTTCGGTTGGCCTCTTTGGTGCAGACAAGGTGCGCGAATGGGGTCAGCGGTTTGCGCAAAACAAAGGACTTTGAACAATGGACGAAAAACGCAAGCAACTCGCGCAAGCTGTCATTGAGTCAATGACGGATGGAATGAGCTTGCGCAAAGCTTGCCAAGAAGTCGGCGTGAAGGCTTCGACTTTCCTTGATTGGGTTGACAAGAGTACGGAGCTTGCCGAACAATACACACGCGCGCGCGCAATGTTGCTGGAGCACATGGCCGAGGATCTGATGCAAATTGCCGATGAGCCTGTGCCAAGCACTCAATCAGGAAGCTACGACACTGGTGCAGTGCAAAAGCAACGCTTGCAAGTTGACACACGCAAGTGGCTGTTATCAAAGCTGGCGCCGAAGAAGTACGGCGAAAAGATGCAACTGTCTGGCGACGCTGAAAACCCCATCGCAATCCAAAAGATTGAGCGCGTCATTGTTGATAAATGACCACACTCAAGATTGATACACCACGCTGGGCGCTGCCGTTCCTCAAGCAAGCACGCTACAAAGGCGCGTTTGGTGGCCGTGGATCAGGCAAGTCTCACGCATTCGCTGAGATGGTGATTGAGGCGCACATCCTTGACCCAAAGCGTCGCACAGTCTGCGTGCGTGAAGTTCAAAAGTCACTGGCGCAGTCTGTCAAGCGCCTGCTTGAAATGAAGATCGAAGCCATGGGAGCGTCGTCCTATTTCGAGGTGCAAGAAGCCGTCATCAAGTCTCGGCATGGCGATGGAATGATTATTTTTCAGGGCATGCAGAACCACACAGCCGACTCTATAAAGTCGCTGGAAGGCTATGATTGCGCCTGGGTTGAAGAAGCTCAAAGCCTAAGCCAGAGAAGTCTAGACCTTTTGCGCCCTACCATCCGTAAGCCAGGCTCAGAGCTTTGGTTCACATGGAACCCAGCGCAAGCAACAGACCCGATTGATGTCCTGTTGCGCGGCGATACGCCTCCGCCTGATGCTGTCGTGCGTCGCGTCAACTACACAGAAAACCCGTGGTTTCCTGACGTGCTCAAAGAGGAAATGGAGTACGACCGCAAGCGTGATGTAGAGCGATACATGCACGTTTGGGAAGGCGACTATGCAAGCTCAAGCGAGGCGCGGGTTTTCAAAAACTGGAGCATTGAAGACTTCGAAGCGCCCGCCGATGCTGTCCATCGCTTCGGTGCTGACTGGGGCTTTGCAGTAGATCCAACTGTACTGATTCGCTGTCACATCATTGGCCGCAAGCTTTATATCGACCACGAAGCCTACATGGTCGGATGCGAGATATCTGACACGCCTTCACTGTTTCAAACCGTTCCAGAGTCAGACAAATGGCCCATCGTGGCAGACTCCGCCAGGCCTGAAACCATCAGCCACATGCGCCGCAATGGATACCCCAAGATTATGGCGGCAGTCAAAGGGCCAAAATCGATAGAAGAAGGCATCGAGTGGCTGAAGTCGTTTGATATCGTCGTGCATCCTCGCTGTAAGCATGTGATTGATGAACTTCGCATGTACTCGTTCAAGATCGACCCGCTTACAAACAAGGTGCTGCCGCAGTTGTCAGACAAGGACAATCACCTGATCGACGCATTGCGCTACGCATGCGAAGGGGCAAGACGCGCAGCCAATACGCAAAAGCAGCATTCTTTCGCGCCGTTGCCCACAATGAAAAAATGGTAGACAATCTCACAAATTGAGGACTCTTACCAATGGCTCGCATCTCAACCGAACAAAAGCTCGCAACCATCCACGCGGAGGCGCTGGCTGAGTTCGACGCCATCCAGTCAGCTTTACGTGATGAGCGATTGCAATGTTTGCAAGACCGTCGTTTTTATAGCTTGTCTGGTGCACAGTGGGAAGGTCCATTGTGGGATCAGTACGAGAACAAGCCAAAATTTGAAGTTAATAAGGTCCACTTATCCGTCATCCGCATCATCAACGAGTACCGCAACAATCGCGTGACCGTTGATTTCATCAGCAAGGACGGCAAAGAGCGCGACAAGCTGGCAGACACCTGCGATGGTCTGTACCGTGCAGACGAGCAAGACAGCGTGGCAGATGAAGCATACGACAACGCTTTTGAAGAAGCTGTCGGCGGTGGCTTTGGTGCATGGCGTCTGCGCACTGTCTACGAAGACGAGGAAGATCCAGACGACGACACCCAGCGCATCCGCATTGAGCCAATCTTTGATGCTGACTCGTCGGTGTTCTTTGACCTGGAAGCAAAGCGCCAAGACAAGGCAGACGCCAAGCGCTGCTTCGTCATCACGGCCATGACTCGCGAAGCATATCGCGACACATGGGGCGATGATCCTGCAAGCTGGCCCAAGATCGTCCATCAGTCTGAGTTTGACTGGTGCACGCCTGATGTAGTCAACGTGGCGGAGTATTACCGCGTTGAAGAAAAAGGCGAGATGGTCTACATCTATCGCACCATTGCTGGCGAAGAAGAACGCTACACGCAATCAGACTTTGACAACGATGAGACGCTAGAAAGCACTCTGCAATCTATCGGTTCTGTTGAGGTGCGCCGTAAGAAGTACAAAACGCGCAAGGTTCGTAAGTACATCTTGAGCGGTGGCAAGGTGCTGGAAGACTGCGGGTACATCGCAGGCAAGTGCATCCCCATCGTGCCGGTGTATGGCAAGCGCTGGTTTGTCGATAACGTCGAGCGTTGCATGGGTCATGTGCGTCTTGCCAAAGATGCGCAACGTCTCAAGAATATGCAACTGTCCAAGCTGGGCGAGATCAGCGCACTATCTAGCGTTGAAAAGCCCATCTTGACGCCTGAGCAAGTCGCAGGGCATCAGTACATGTGGGCAGAGGACAACCTCAAAGACTACCCATACCTGCTGATTAACCCGATCACAGACCAGAACGGCAACCAGGCTGTAAGCGGTCCTGTCGCTTACACCAAGTCGCCAAACATCCCGCCAGCCATGGCCGCACTGCTGCAAGTCACAGAGCAGGACATGCAAGACATTCTCGGCAATCCGCAAGGAGCCGATAAGATGGTCAGCAACATTTCCGGCAAAGCCGTCGAGATGATCCAGCAGCGCCTAGACATGCAGACCTTCATCTACATGTCCAACTTTGCCAAGGGAATGAAGCGTTGCGGTGAAATCTGGCTATCTATGGCCCGTGAGGTCTACAGCGAAGAAGGCCGCAAGATGAAGTCTGTAACGGCTGGAAACGAAGTGCAGTCCGTCGAGTTGATGCGCCCTGTGATCGACCAAGAAACTGGCGAGATCATCCGAGAAAATGACTTGAGCGATGCCGCGTTTGATGTGAACGTCGAAGTCGGTCCATCTAGCTCTAGCAAGCGTGCCGCAACTGTTCGCGCATTGACCGGCATGATGGCGATTACGCCTGATCCTGAAACGCAGCAAGTTTTGCAAGCCATGGCCATGATGAACATGGAAGGCGAAGGCATCAGCGATGTGCGCGATTTCTTCCGCAAAAAGCTGGTTCGCATGGGAGTCGTTGAGCCAACCGAGCAAGAGGCGCAAGAGCTTGCGGCCATGATGCAAGGCCAGCAAGACCCGAATGCTGTGTTCCTGCAAGCTGCGGCTGAAGAAGCTATTGCCAAGGCAGCAAAGGCCCGTGCTGATACGGTCAAGACCGTGGCGGATGCTGAACTGTCTCGCGCTCGCACAGTCGAGACTCTGGCTAAGGTCGACATGGATTCTCAAGACCACGCGCTGAACCTGTCGCGTGAGATCGGCGGTGGCGTCGTTGAGCAAACGCAACAAGCGCAGCAAACGCAACCGCCAATGATGTGATTTAACGGTATCCACCCGCCGTTTCAATGGGTGAGTTTTGACGGGGTTATGAATGAACCAAAAGGCAGAAGACGGAGATCAGATCGAAGTTGACAACGTGGAAGTGATTGAAGACGAAGAAAGCCAAGATGCGCAAGTCAATGATGAGCAATCATCTGACACCATAGAGGCAGACGAGTCCGAAGGATCTGAAGACGCTGGCGATGAGGTCGTGGTTTCTATTGGTGAGGAAGCGCCACCTCCCGAAGACAAGACTCATGCGCCTGAATGGGTACGCGAGTTGCGTAAAGCCAATCGTGAGAAAGAGCGACGAATCAAGGAACTTGAAGCCAAGCTCAATTCAAGCGCTACTGAGAACAAGCCGGTCGCACTTGGAGCAAAGCCAAAGCTGGAAGATCATGATTACGACTCCGACCGTTACGAGGCAGCACTAGAGCAATGGTACGAGCGCAAGCGACAATTTGAAGCGCAAGCTGAGCAAACACGACAGGCAGAACAGGCCCAGCGTGACG